AATTTATTCCTGTTAATGTTTTAGATAAAGTATCTAATATTTTAACAATATTATTTAATTTACTAACTAATAAATTTCTTTTACGTAATAGTCTATCAATTTCTGATTGTGAAAGACATGTATTTGGTAGTTTGATTTTAGGTGTACCTATATATTTGATTCCTAATTCAATTGCTATAGAAATAGCTATAGGAATTAAAATTCTTTTAATTTCACTGCGTTTTTTATTTAAAACTATAGCTAATTTATCTGCTCCCTGAGGTTGTAAATTGGGAGGAGTATTAGATATTGTTGTTTTTGAATTAGTTTTATTTACATCAGTTACAGTTTGTTGCTGATTGTTTTTATCTGATTCTTGTTGGGTTTGTGTGTTTACCTGTTGTGGAGTTGGTGTAGGATCAGTTTGTGGTTTAGTTGTACTTTTTAAAATAAAAGAAGGTGCTAATAATCCCTCACCATTAAAAAAATTTTGAGCTGCTACAAGAATTTCTCCTTTTACAACATCAAAATCTGTTACTATTTGTTGTGACTCAAATTGAAAAGCAGCAATTGTTTTTCCATCAGGTGTTGTAAAAGTAGGTATATTTATGATTGCCCACTTTTTAGGACCTAAAATTTTATAATATATAGTTGCATCAATAGGAAAATTTCCCCCCTCTCCAACTAAACTATATACCTCAGTATATAATATTTTTCCTCCAGGTAAATTAGCCATTATACAGTATAATTTCTTTTAGAAGTTAAATTACAATCTTTTAAACTAGGATCACTTCCTAAAATTTCATTTTTTAATCTTAATAAAATATCTAAAGTATCTTGAGCAGCACTATTAATAGTTGGTAAAGTAGATGGAGCTCCTTGAACACAAACATTTGTAGTAGCTACTGCTGCTATTTCCATAAAAGTAGTTAAAGATTGAACTAAATCTTTTAACAGATTAGCTGTTTGTATTCCTAACATTAATGGCTCTTCAGCATTGTTTTTACCTAAAAATATCTTATTAGATTGAACTGATAATGTTGGAGTATCAATATTAACTGATTCTAATGAATTTAAATTAACAGATTTAGCTGCTGAAAGCAAAATATGATCATTTTTAGAATTAAATACTAATCGACCTGAATTTAAAATTATTTGTGTACCTGAATATTTACTAGGAGATGTTGGAGCTGTAGTATAACTAGCATAATCTCTGGTGCTTGCAACCTCTAAGGGTATATTTTGTGTACTAGTTAAATAAATAGATGAATTATCATTATTTACATTTTCTACAACGGGGATCCAACCTTGATCTGTTTGAACTCCTTGTCCATTTCTAATTACAACAATTGGATCTCCATTGTTACCTGTTGATGACCAATTATTAGGTGTATCTTTAACTGTACTACCTAAACGAATTGAATTACCCCATCTACCTTCAAATATAGTATCTCCTTCAAATGGTAATAAAGGATGTATATTTGCTCTTTCTTTAAAAGTTTTACCTAAATATATCTCAGTTGATTGATCTTTATTATCTTTTCCCCCTATCCTTCTAACGCTACCAGCTTGAGTTTGAGTATAATCTTTATTTTGTTCAGGAGGTAAAGCATTAGGATTATTTGGGTATCCATTATGATGTGGATGATTCCAAAGATTTATAGTATTAATATAATATGCATTAATCGAATATGGATTATTTCCTAAATCTGTATTAGGAGCTACTATAATATATACTAGTTCATTTATTAATGGATATTTTTTAAAGTTTGAATCTATAGGTCTTGCAAATCCACTTAAATTTTGAGATCTTTTATCTATGGATTCATATTGTATAATACCTAAACCATTCCATTCACCATTAGAAGTAAATACATTTATATTACTTTTATCTAATATTATATTTGTAACTCTAGCTATAGTAATAATATTATTACTAGATTGAGCTAAAGTAGTAAGAAAATTATTTCCTTGTTCAGAAGAAAGTCTATCACTTATAGCAGAAAAACCATATTTAGCTACCATTATTTTTCCTCCTTACTAATGTTTTCTTGGATTTTATTTATCTCACCTAGCAATTGTGCTTTTTCTTCATCAGAAATTAATAATGCACCTTCACCACCTCCACCATTATTATCATTTGCTATACAACGCTGGATGATAGTAGCCATTTTGATAAGTTGTTCATCATTTTTAACACCTAATTCTAGATATTCTTTAATTAACGGAACAACTAAGGTAGCATCCCCAATATCATCAATTAATGGTTTTAATTCATCAATTAAGACAGATATTTGTTTTTCTTTTTTCTTTTGGTTTTGATAAATTTCTTGAAATAAGTCTTTTAACTTTTTATCACCAAAAATATCGGATTCTAAACTACTCATAGTATTTTATTTATTATAAATACCAAAAATTAAAATTTTATATATCCATTTTCTAAATAGAATACATAACTATTTCTATAAATATCGTAAAGTTTATCAGCTATTTTAGTAATTTTAGGAGTTTTTGCATCTACCATTTCTCTTATATAAATGTATAGTGCCTTTTTATTAAACACCTCTAAATCATCTCGCTTTCTAAATAACTCAAGTATAGCATCTGCTATTTTAGCATCGCCTTCTTTAGGAAATAATTTGTATATATTTGTAGTACAATAATCAACATATAAATCTGTAAATAAAGATATTTTATCATTATGTCCTAATTTATCACTTGGTGAATTATTCTCCTCAATAACATATGTATGTCCATTATCTTCCTCTAAAATAGAAGCTGGTACTGAATTAACACGTTTTTTATAGTTTTTCTCGTTATATAAAATTAACCAACGTTTAACAATAGTTCCAAAATATGAATATGCTTTAGCACCTTTAGAGGGATCAAATAAATACATTTTACTGAGTAGGAATGTAATAATTTCATGTTGTAAATCTTCAATATTCTCTACCTCAGTATAATAAAATTTAAATGTATGAATAATGTTTTGAGTAAGTTTGAAAAAAGCATAATGAATTTTATCATTATAAATTCTACTACGTTCCTCTGGGTCAGTACATAAGTTATACGCTACAATAGCATTTTCGGTGTCTTGGGTAAAATAGTTTTTGCTCATTAATTAACTTTGAAATTATTTAATTGATCTTGAAGCTCTTTAAGTGTTGTAAAAAAGAATCCTACTTCATCATCACTCTCGAACGAACCTTTTCGATCAATTTCTTTTAAACGTTTATCTGAATCTTTAATCGTATTAGATAAATTGACCATATACCTTTCGTATGTGATAATTATATCTTCACATTTTTCATTTTTCTTTAGTAAATTATAATTAGTATATGATAATAAAATCACTAATACTGATAATATTGAAATAATAATTGCCATATTTTTTTTAGTATAAGAAAAGGCTGTAACCATGAGATTACAACCTTTATTTATTTTTTGTTTTTATTAGTCGTTAAAAAAATCTTGCATTACGTTTTTTAAACCTTCACTTTTAATATTACCTAATGCTTTGGTTTTAATGTTAGTTTTTTTATCTGATTTTAATGTACTGCTCTTTCCTTTATTCTCCAAATTATCTCCATATAGTTTTGGAAACCATTCACGCTCAAATTCAATACGCGCAGCCATTAAATCAGCCTGGTGAACGATAAAGATTAAAGATGTACGTGGTTTAGTTTCTGGCATGTAAGACATTAAATATGGCTTATTAGCATCATCGTATAAACCATCGTGTAATTTAATAGCCAACATTTCATTTTTAGTATATGGAATACCATGCTGAGTAAGTAAATATAAACCACGATCTGGAACTGACATAAATTCAAGTCTATCATTAAATTTATAATCTTCACCTAATTTATCCTTACGCCATTGGTCTGTCTGAGGAATATATGCTTCATTTTCTTCATCACCCATTTTACCTAAATCATGATTCATGGCTGAGAATACTAATTCTTCAATAGTATAGTTTTTAGTTACACCAAATTCAGACCATAATTCTTCAAACTTAAGAGCAGCTTGAATAACACGATTAACGTGTTCAATATATCCTCCAGGAAAAGCGTTATGATATTCTTTTTTATGGGAGGCAGGCATAAGTGCTATACGCTCCGCATACTTTTCATAAAACGCCTTTAAAGCGTTTTTACGTGGTTCTGAGATGTAAGTATCAATATAACTAATGAACTCATCCCAATTAGATTTGATTTGTTCTTCTGTTAATTTCATAGTTATTGTGCTGATGTATTCATTTCGTATCCATCGATACGTTCTGTTTCGATATATGTTCTAAGTTGATCAATTTGCTCACGCATATTTTCAACCGATTCATTAAAACCTTGTTCATCATTTCTTTTAAGGAGATTAATTACTTTGTTTAAGGACGAATCAATTTGATCAATTTTCCTAAGAGCTGCTTCTCTGTTTCTCATAATTTTATATTTATATAGTTTATTTTTTAACCATTACCCGTTTATTCATTCATCCCTTTCTCTCATATCTATCTTTTTCTTGAAACCCGTATTAAAAATATACGTACAAAAATCTTGGAGGCCAAGTTATTTTAAAAACTCTTCAATTGTTGTTTCAATATTTTTCAAAAGAGCACATTTCTCATACTCCTCATGCAATTCAAAAAATTGTATACTGATTTGTAGGTTATATATAAAATCTCTACTTGCCTTGTTTTTGAGGCATTCTACATGAAAATTTTTATTTAAATCAATACTCTTAATATAGTCCCAAGCTTTCCTAAACATTAATACCTCTCCAGCCTTCTCTAACCCATCAATGTTTACGTCAGGGGAAATATTTTTAAATGTTTTAACAGTATATTGAGTAAAAAATAAATGGTTATCAATAATTTTATTAAAACCACTAATCCAGAACAAAGGATGCTCGGAAAAATCCATCAAAAGCGACGTTTCATCATCGTTTTTAAAGTTCTCCGAGTTAAAAGCATCAAATATATTTTTGATATTCATAATAAAGCACGATAAAAGCCTCGCATATAAATACGAGGCCAGTTTATCTAATTACTTAGTAGCAGTAGCTTCTACAGTAGCTGTACTAGCATCAACAGTTTCAGTTGAAGTAGTCTCAGTAGCACCAACCATATCCATCATAGATGAATCGCTAACTTCCTCAGTAGAAGTAACAGCAGTTTCAGTAGTGCCAGAATTACAAGCGGCAAATAATGCTACGCAAGCAAATAGAACAAATAATTTTTTCATTTTAAGTTTTTAAAGGGTTAATAATA